CAAGAGACTCCAGATTCAGGCTTTTCGAGGTGTTGGTAAATCTTGGATTACTGCAGCTTTTGTTCTTTGGACGTTATATAACGATTCAGATAAGAAGATCATGGTTGTATCGGCTTCTAAGGATAGAGCTGATTCATTTTCGATCTTCTGCCAAAGATTAATCCTTGAAGTACCTTGGATGTCCCATCTTAAACCTAAGAATGACGATCAAAGGTGGTCAAGAGTATCATTTGATGTAGGGCCAGCGGCTCCACACCAGGCACCCAGCGTTAAATCGGTTGGTATTACAGGTCAGTTAACTGGAAGTCGTGCAGACTTGATGGTTTTAGATGATGTGGAAGTACCAAACAACAGTATGACCGAATTACAACGTGAAAAATTACTGCAATTAGTGACTGAATGTGAGTCTATCCTTACTCCCAAGAAGGATTCTAGGATTATGTTCCTTGGAACCCCTCAAACTACCTTCACTGTTTACAATAAACTACGTGAAAGGGCTTATAAACCGTTCGTATGGCCAGCTAGGTACCCCCGAAAGGTGGCTATGTATGATGGCTTACTTGCTCCACAGCTAGAAAAAGACTTAGACAATGACTCAGAACTCACTTGGGCACCAACGGATACGAGATTTCGTGAGAACGATTTGCTGGAACGTGAATCTGCTATGGGTCGTAGCAACTTTATGCTACAGTTTATGCTTGACACTTCTCTATCTGATGCGGAGAAGTTTCCTCTTAAATTTGCCGATCTCATCATTAATCCAGTTAACCCCGAAACAGCCCCAGAAAATATCATCTGGTGCTCAAGCAAAGACAACATCTTAAAAGATTTGCCATGTGTAGGGCTTCCTGGAGACTATTATTATAGTCCAATGCAAGTTCAAGGTGAATGGAAACCATATAGTGAGACTATCTGCAGTGTAGACCCCTCTGGAAGGGGCTCAGATGAGACTGTAGCCTGCTTCATTTCCCAGTTGAATGGGATAATGTATTTACATGAAGTCTACGCCTCTACAGACGGTTATTCAGACAAAACTTTATTATCTATACTAGCTAGATGTAAAAAATACAAAGTATCAACTTTACTTATTGAAAGTAACTTTGGTGACGGCATGGTATCTGAATTATTTAGAAAACATGCTATTAATAAAAGTGTACCAATTAACATAGAGGAGACTAGAGCTAATGTCAGGAAAGAAGATAGGATTATTGACAGTCTTGAGCCTGTGTTTAATCAGCACAGGTTGGTTGTTGACCCCAAAGTTATTAAATGGGATTTTGATTCGGGGTCTGAAAGGCCGTCTGAATCTAGATTCCAATATATGCTTGGATATCAAATCTCCAGAATGTGCAGGGAAAAAGGTGCCGTCAAACATGACGACAGAATTGATGCTCTCGCCCAAGGGGTCAAGTGGTTTACCGATGCCCTCGCCATCTCAGCTTCTGCCGCAATAAAAGACAGAAAAGACCAAGAATGGTTAGATCACCTAGAAGCTTGGATGGATGATCCTCAAGCTGAAGCTAACCATTTAGTCTTAGGTATGAACCACATGCAGCGTAAAGAAGCACGAGGTAAGACCAAAGGTAAGCCGCTTCCAACATGGGTTTAACAAAGTGTACCCTAACACACGGGGAAGTGGTGCTCCTCGTGTGTGGAAACAGCGGTCAAATTGAGAAGAGACAAACTCCAGTAATAGGGATCTCTTCTCTACCCAATCGAATATAGGCGAAGCTTCGATGCACTATGAAAAAATTATTATTAATTCTACTTCTATTAAGGATAATAGGACCAGTAGGATTTGCCACCTATATATACCTACAGCACGATGGAGAATCTACAGACGTATCTCTCACAAGAGATGCCGAAAATAGTACAACAAATAGATGAGAAAAATGCTTTACTAGCAAAGTTGAAAAGCCAAGGGTTAACTACCCAGAAAGCTATAGATAAATATGTTAGTAATAAAGCTTGGTTAAGAGAAATATTATATGCAGATACAGTTATCGCTTTCGGGGATACTGAGCTGGTATATGATGAATTTAAAAAGGTTTGGAATTTAGATGTAGGTACTACTAATGTTTTTAAAGGTAATCCCCATGCTATGGAGTGGTTCCTTAAAAACTACCCTGGAAGGGTTCTAGAAGAGATGGGTAAAGGAGAGCAAGCTAGAGCTTCTCTTAAATATGTCCCTGAACTACTTAAGCAATTCCCTGTTAGTGAAGATATTGTTTTAAAAGGATCTACTATCTCTACTGAAACTGCTGAGAATCTAGGTAAGAAAACTACAGGAGCTAAAAAGAAAGCATTATATCAAAAGCTATGGGGTGATATACCTGGGATGCAGACATTAGATGATGGGAGCTTAATGTATAGCCCTCGAACTATCAATGCTATCACTGAACCTAGTATAACTAAGAACCTTGGTAAGAATATTGGAGCTAAAGACTTGTATAGAGGAGCTACTCTCCTTGGTATCCCTCTAACTGGTGTCTTAGGTACAGGAGTTAAAGCTGCTACTAGATTAGCCTCTACTTTACCTGGAGAATATGCTACCTTTGGTTTATGGAAAGGTTTGGATGTCGCTGTAGCTAATTGGTCTAGACAAGACTATGAAGAAGCTAAACGGCAGTATGAACTAGATCCTAGCCCTGAAAAGAAAGAAAACTTAGATTTTGCTACAAGAAGCCTTGCGTTTGATACTGGTAGTGTTGTTGACCCTACTCCTACGTCTGATATCGCAGGTATAGGTAATTTATTAACACATCCTGGTATTAAAAGAGCTTTAGGCATAGATAAACAACCCGAAACTGAAAGCACCTACAAATCTGAATGGAGGTATGATTAACACCGAGTTATTGTTAAAGATTTACACAGCAGTAAGGCAGATAAAATATAAACCTCCCCGCAAACACCACAATTACCACACCTATGGATAAAAAACCTCGTCAAGTTAAACAACGCTACTACTACATATTCTGGACCTTTGCAACTATTGCAGTCGTCATTGGTCAGATTCATGTAGCATACAGCTATAACAACCTTGCAGATGCTTTAAGAGAGTCTTTATTATGAATAAACCTGAACTGCTCCATATGACCCCTCAAGGTGGTACAATCCACTCTTATGATATACAAGGTGGTTCCACTACTTTTCACCGCTTCCTGGCGTGTTCCGAGGGCGATTGTAAGTTCTTTAGCACTAAAAAGGAAGCCACAGATCATGTCTATCACATTTTAACATAATTTTCTAAAGGCATATCTCTACGCTGTCGTAAAAGCCTTCCCCCGTAGGGGTGGTCGAAATGTTACGAAATGCAAACCTGATGATAGCGGTAGTACACATGTACTATTAATTTCCCTACCTTTCGGGGTAGTACATTTGTACTCCCTCGCAAGGTGCTTCGTGGCATGGCGGGGTAGTACGGGCGTACTATTACAACAGAATGTTAAGCGATCTGTAGGCGTTTTGTTGACAGGTGCACCAAATGACCTATAGTGATTGGTATCGAGGCAAGGAACAGGAACGACACCTGATAACCAAGTCTCGATATATACGGAGGGAAACCGTACAAAGCCTAAGCGGATAGCGACCGCTTCGTAACAGTCAAGCCTTAGCGAGGCACACGACCGCAGTAACTGGAGTTCTCCAAAGTGCTGGTATCACTGGTTAGTTGACAACCTGACGGTTACCGACTACCATTAAAAACAAGCGAGCCGATCCCAATGAGTGAAGCGACGCTCGCTCCTTACACACCTGATCCCAATGAGTGAAGCGAAGGATGTGCTAGGGTTTACAACAAGCGGAGCCACACGCTAAATTGATCATGGCAATTAGTTAATCAGTCGAGTCGTTCGCATCTATTAAATTAGAGAGACTAGCGTGTTGGTAGCACGTGTCACCAAAGGGACTTAAACGACCGCCTTGGGAGATTGAGGAAGATGCCGCACGGATTAAACCGTCGGTAATGTGCGCAGAACCACATGCGCTAATTAGATCATGGTATTATGATGACCACTATCATCAACCCGTGACCGTGAGAGGCCAGCCTCTATTAGTAAGACTACTACACACAGATTCACAATCTGGCGGTCACACTTGACTCACACTGAGTGAGTCCTTTAATCAAAATGACTATCACTGATCTTAT